TTATCAATTGTATCTTCATACCATAAAGATGTAAAATTGTCTATCCTAACCAACTGTGTTGAATCACTTTGGTCATAGATTTCGACATGAAAGAAAGATGAATTAGCCATATTATTATTCTACACCATAGCAAATTTATTGGCTATAAACTTACAGTGGTCAATATACTCCTCCATAGGCTTAGTCCCTTTTGCCGTATTACATGAATGACAAAGTATCTGCACGTTGTCAATGCTCATATGATTTTCATTGTTAATACGATCTAAAGTCGCACTAACTGTATTCTTTTGATTTCTCTGGATTATTCTTTCTCCAGATTTTACCAGATTCAGCATGCCTTTTTTTGTTTTTTTCATACCAATATTTACCGCTACGATTACGGCATTCTTTACAATCATTAGTATGACCATCTTTAGTATTAGATTGCTTGTGGAAACAATCTAGCAACATTTGCTTCTTACACTTAACACATATTTTTAGCTTATCCATACTTTGAAGCAACTTTATGATTACCACCACCATATCTTAGTTTTATATCACAGAATAGACATCTCTCAGAACTTTTTGCTAATAACTCTAAATCATCTACAGCGATATTAATCACTAATTTTCTTCTTTTATGATTGGCTAAAGTCCCATGCGCCCAAACTCTATATGGTCTTTTAAATTTCATTTTTCTGAAAGACTCTGCTCCTTTTGTTGGATATTTTTTATAATAATCACGCTTTCTCTGTCTCTCTCTAGCTGCATTTCGAGTATAATACTCTCTATGGATTATACACTACCTCGGTGCCGAGATCCAAGTGTCATTGAATGTCAATACAACAGTTGGGTTTCCGTAATCACAAGTGAGTCTAAATGTATCTATACTTCTTGGGTTTACATATAGCCAATTACTATCATTAGTTTCATATTTTAGTATATTATTTCCGTCTTGATCTACAGCAGTTCCAGCGACTGAATCTATTGTTATGCTATCGCTAGGAGCAATAGTCATATTAAATTCCTGATATGTACCACTTGTTACATTTGTCAATCGTGGAACAATTACATCTAATATACCATTATTTGTAATCGTATAATTTAAAGGAGCCGCCCAGTTACCTATATTCTCTATTGTATTTTCATTATTATACCCAGTTACACCAAATAATTTTGGGAAATAGGTCGGAAAACCAGACTTAGGAACTGCCTTAACTAATGACTGTGTTTTCTCTATCTTTGAATAGATACGTGGGTCTTCGCATCTGAATTGGACTTGAAATCTATAGGTATTACGTGTGTGCAAATCTCTATCTATTGATGGAAGAGAATGTATTTTAGCATTTACATATTTTGCAACCTGACCATCCTTTGCAAAACCAAGCTGAGAATATCCACGATTATCTGGAGTTGGGACTGATGGTAGATTCCAATAACGGTTAAGATCCTCCATAAGCTCTAATGTCTCTACATCATTTTGACCATGTATAACACCCTCTAATGTAATAATTCTTCCTCCCACATATGATAAATGATCTACCGTGCCATGATTTCCAGCAATTATACTCTGGCTATGTCTTATCTCTGGAGCAGTAAACCCAGAAGCCCTTTGTACTGCTATAGTCGCCTTACGCCTTGGGGAACTACAAGCCGCCGTAGAAGACGAGGAACCATCTCTACTATCAATAAAGTTTATTGTGAAGCCATTGTATTCATATTCATAACTTTGCATTATTAGGTTAGAATCCTATTGCTTAAAGAATACCCTAATTGTTCAGATACTGCTCTCATGTCAAGCTGGTCTCTAATATGATTTACCATCTCGACTTTTATTTCATTGGTCTTTGAAATAGATTGCGGGACTCTATTGCCAACTAAACCACCAGCCTCAAACTGTCTTATAGCCTTGCCCATACGCAATGCCTCAAGCCCAGAAATCAACCCAGGGAATCTCTTTACCATCCAATTAGGTGCAACCCATTCGCCACCATGCACGATTCCCGCTGGTCTGGATGTGCCTACATTCGCTGTAAATCCTCCCGGTTGGAATCCTCTCATAAAATCATCAGCATAACCACCCCTCTTCCCACCCTTAGCCCCGCCAGATCTTTTTCTTGCACTACTTGCTGCCCCAGCCGCCTTCACCATCGCCGAGAATACGGCATTCCACATTTTTATTAACGCATCAGTAAGTGTTTTTGTCTCTTTCCTAATTGCTTTATAACTCTCCATCATCTCAGAGATCATTAAAGACCATGCGGATGTCCTCTCGCCAGCTAAAGTAGCTAGATGATCCTGTTCTAATTTTAGTAACCTATCTAGCGCTTGTCCCCTAGAAGTAATTCTCTGCTGGTTTTCTATCTCATCATTTTCAGCGTTGCCCTTATCTCCTGATATACCGACATCACCATCGGCGGATATACCTGTCGCCTCAGTAAATCCTATGGCTTCGGTCTTTTCTCCAGTGATCTTAGCCCTCTCTGCCTCTGTGAGTTTAGAGAGCCTTGTTTGCAATCTGTCAAGCATGCGGCTTGTCCTACTCATCCTTTCTTGTTGCACTGCACCTAATTCTTTTTCATTAGATATTGCTTCTTTTAGCTCATCATTTATAGACTTCTTTTGATCCTCCTCCTCTTTATTCATTTCTGCTCTCTTATCTCGTATATCAAATAATGTCTTCAGATATTCTTTTTCTGCTTCTGTATTAGCCTCATTGATCTGCCTTCCCCTCTCTAGCTCAGCTACAAACGCAGATGCGGTATCTTCGGCTATTATTGGTGACTGTAGCTTTTCAAGTTTTTTCTGTTCTTCATCTATTTTGTCTAAATGCTGCTGGTATCTCTCGGCACCCTTGTCCTGCATTATTAGGCTCTGCGCTCTTAACGCAAAAATTTTAGCCTCTTGGGCTTCCAGCTCTCTAGATGAATCGACAATAGATTTACCTACTGCCTTATTTTTTTCATTTAAAAATAGGATCTCTTTCTGAATTTCCTCTAATCTTTTACCAGCGTCTTTTCTAGAGGAATCAGTACCTATGCTATCTTTTATTGCCTCCCTCTCAGCCTCAAGCTCTGCAACTTTTCTACCCATTTCACCAGCAAGTGCCAAAGCAGCCTCACCACCAATTTTACCAGGTTCTTTACCATATAATTTCTCAAACTCCTCACGGTTTTTCTTCATTTCATCATCCAGATCAGTTAATTCTTTTCTTAAGTCTGCCACTCTTTTTTGAGCCTCTTCCCATGATTCACCCCAAGCCTTTGTGCTCTCTATAACACCATCAATTCTCTCATTAATATCATAGAGATGGCTTGGGAACCTAGCCATTATCCCATTAATTTCTTTAAGTTTTGCGGCTTCTTCTTCTGTTAGATCCCTACCTTCAGCAGCAGCTTTTATACTCTCTTTTTCAAGTTCTGCACGCTTCTTAGTGATTTCAAGATTCTGCTTCTCAAGCTCAAGCAATCTCTTCAATTGCTCCTCTCTTTCCTTCGCTGCTTTTTTTGCCGCTGCATCTGACCCCTTACCACCTCCATCGAAACTAACTCTCTCAGCAATTTTTGCCGCTGCATCTGCCGCTTGTGCGAATTTTTTTAGTGGTGCGCTTTCGGCGAGACTCATTCCTAAAAACTCCTCTAATGCGGCTACGCCTCCAGATACTGCTTCCCCCAGTCCTTCCATCATTCCAGCGCCTAAGCCTCTACCGATATCTTTCATAGCTGCTTGTAGGCTTTCTTGTTGCGCACCATTTATTACACTAACTGTCAGCTTCTCTCCCATTTCAAACAATTCTCGTGCTTTTTCTGAAGAGATAAGCTCTTGCGCGAATACTGCATATAACATCGTTGCTGGTTCTTTTGCTTTTTCTGCATTGTTACGCATTGCCTGTAGCTGTACATCAGTAATAGTAACAGCCGCATTTTTGAGCATTGTTTTTACTTCATTAGATGTAATCCCTTTTGCTAGACCAACACCAAATGCGGTTCCTACTTCACCCTGCTTCGAGAGAGAGATTATAAGCTGTTCTCTGACCGCATCCATTTGAGCCTGAGTCTTTTCTCCAAATTTATCGAATTCTCTTTCTGCTTCTTCTAAAAGTTCACTTATGCCAAGATCAGGTACGTTAGACCTAATATTCTCGAAAACATCTACGAATCTTTCAGACTCCTTTTGAAAATCCTCCATTGCTTTCTTTAGGCTCTTCATTGCAGCCTCAGCCTCTTTTCCTTCTTTTACAATCCATAGATCACCTTTTTTCTCGAATAACACATCGAATAAATCTATGTCAATTTCTCCTATATCCTCAAGTTTTTTTAAAGATTTCTTTAATTTATTTATCTCCTCCCTAGCTTTTTCCAACGATGGAAACTTGAAATCCTTATCAAAAATCAATTTACGTTTCTCAGTGCGTGATATGCTTTTTAATGCATCATTATATTTTTCTACTGCATTACTTACTTTATCTACCTGCTCTATCGCCTTATCACCAGCTTCACCGAATCCTTTAATAAATTCAAAATCTTTTCCAAAATTATTTAAACGCTCTAATCCTTCCTTAAGCTCCCTATTCTTTTTCACTAAGAAAATGATAGCAGCACCTATGCCAAGTAATATAGCTATCACTGGATGAGCTAGAGCCAATCCAACTAAAGCCCTACCTAATGCCGCCACCCATGCGACTGCACCTTTTGCTGCTGCTCCTAATGTTTTAAATGCCCCAGCTCCTTTGGTTCCAGTGCCGAAGGCTATACCTAAGCCAGATGTAAATTGACCTGCCGCGTTGCGAGCTTGCACACCTTGTATTACTGCACTGGCTGTATATGCCTTATTTGCTGTGCCTACGGATGTTCCAAGGAATCTAAATGCCAGAGCTAATGTTTTAATACCCCTTGCGGCAGCTAGAGAACTACTTGAGCCGAGACCCAATAGAATCATTGTTTTTTGCAATGGCATGATCAAAGCATTTAGCTTTAGCAAAAGCATTGCTGATCCTAATGCGATAAAAGCCTCTCTATATGCTATTACTATCTTTATACCAGCGCCGATAATCATGAAGAAGGTAGCCAGCGCAGAACCTAATGCTTTAACATTATTTTGAAAATCTGTACTAGCGAACATTTTCGCCATAGCCAGAGATAAATCTTTTATCACTGGAAATAACTGTTCGGCAAGAGTCTGACCAACAAATCCTAGAGCTGCCATTAGGCGCTCTACATGAGATTGCGTTGATTCCATCCTTAATTCAAACTCCTTCTGAATAGATACTGAAGCGTTGAATGCCTTATTAGAAGTTTTTAATGCCTTAGCCAGAGATTCTACACCCCTAGTCTGAGACAATTTATTCATTACACCAATCAAACGTACACTATTGATGCTTAGAGCATCCATAAATTTAAATTGATCCTCCTTGTTCATTCTGCTCATTTGCTCAAATAGCATCTGTAGACCAATGATTGGGTCTTGTACGAATGCCTTCTTAAATGCTGCGCCAGAAGCTCCAAGCCCTTCTGTAAAATCATCCAAATTTTTCTGTACTTTTACCAACAGACGTGTGATAGCAGTTCCTCCAAGTTCGGCGTTAATACCTACTTCAACCATCGTAGCGGATAGCGCCGTTACCTTATCAGCAGTAGACCCTAATGCAATTGCCGTACCACCTAACCTACGTGTGAATTCTGCGATCTGATCTGCATCTGCTGCCGTAGTGTTGGAAAGCTCATTAATAGCTGACATTAGAGACTCCGCCTCATCTACCGTTAAATTCATAATGTTTAAGAGCTTCGCAACTTTCTTAGATGCATCTTCTGCGCTATCTGCAAAATCTGGCATAGCTAATCTTGATTTTGCTACTACCTCCGTGAACTTCTCCAGTGCCCTAAGACCAGCCTCTCCACCACCAGCCTTAGATACTATACCAAGTTGACCAGCAACTACACCAATCGCAGCTAATTTTGTCCTAGCTACACCAGTCTTTGTAGACAACTCTATGAATGAATCACCTAATTTTTTAACTTGAGCTATTGTGAGATTCGTTGTCTTGCGCACATTAAAAAGTTCAGCCTCGAAATTAATAGCATCCTTGACTGCTTTGCCAAATAATGCCACACCTGCTGTAGCTGCTGCAAATTTCATATAAGATCCTTTCATCGTTCCAAAGCCGCGTTCGACTCTCATCATTTTACGGACTAGCCCACTATCTTGTGCGTTGAATCTTACGAAGGCATTTGCTAGTATAGACATGCATATATTTTATATTAAAACATATATTTTGACATCCTTAGTAGTATATTATGTCTTGCAATGTTATTTCGTAGAAAACTACTTGACTTTCATTGTCATATAAGCTATGTTTAAAACATGAAAAATAATGTTGATATAAAACAATCAGTAATTATAGCACTGGCTGCAATAATATTTTCTGGATGTGTAGGCGCTGATAACACAAATCATGCACTAGAAAATGCGATAGCTTATAGGGATGGGATTGAGGAAATTTATATTTTGATAGATTCAGATAATATAGAATATGATCTAGCTAGTAAAAAACATATATATGAGAATGGTAGATTAAACGACAACTTCTATTTTGAATTTTCTGATGGTACACGATTCCCTGAGTCAATAGATAAATATATAGATATGGTTAATCTAATAGTTATCCCAGATGAATTAAAATATACAAGAAAATACTTTCTGGCATCGCTAGAGCATCAGAAGATATTAAATCAATATATATTTGATGTGCTAGAAATGAATATTATAAAAAAGGAATACCTTAAGAGCATAGAACTATCTGGAAAATCTGCTTCTAGGGCTTGGAAAAGAGGTGAGGACGAAATAGATAGGATTATAAATGATCTAGATAAATAATCATTTATCTTTTTTCGGAGCGCCCTTCTTCACCTTCATGCCAAGCCCAGATAATGTCTTCTTATCAGCCATCCAGTTATCAGAGTCACCACCCTTTTTGTCTTTAATATTCTTCATTATCTGACCAAATGTTTTTGGTGGTTCTACATCTTTACTCATCCCAGATGCATACAAATGGAGAACCATTTGTGCTAACTGTAGGCTATTATCATGTTGACTTCTTAAACATAGTTCATACGTACTTCTAACCCATTTAATAGGCTTATTGATAATGTACTCATCCGTATAATGGCATGAGGTTCTAATGATGTTGACCATTTCAAGGATTGGATCGGGGTCTATTGAGTCTGACTTTTCCTCGCGTTCGATATTCTCCTTACTTCTAAAAAAATTTGCTCAAAATCCTCGGTAAGAATTAAAGCACGAATCACTCCAGTAAGACCAACAAGTGAGAAATTTTCTTCGATAAACTTTTCGTCTTCTCCAGTTATATTAGATAAAAGACTTATGATCTCATTATCATCTAATTCGCTAAGGAAATCATTTGCTACACCAGACCACATTTCTACTTCTGTTATATTCTCTCCCTCTTTTGCCCTCTTGAATGATTCACTATTGAATGCACGCCCAAAATTATTCGTAATGAACTTCCCAATCTTAAGCGCAGTCTTAAGACTCATTGGCTTAATGACGATCTCCTTAGAACCGAACTTTACTCTACTTATTTCCTCATCTAGTAAAATATCTTCTGCTTTATACTCGGTAGCATCGTCTTTTTTGTCTTTCTCATCTGTTACAGGATCTTTTTTGGGCGTATCGCCACTTTTAGTAGTTACCATGATAGTTAGTTGTAATAATCGAATCGAAAAAGAGTAGAGAACTAAGTCTCTACTCCTAATCTTACACCAAAATAATCAACAATCAAGTCGATTATTAAGCGTTAGCTTGGTCAAGAATAATTCCGAACTCTTCACCTTCATCCTTTGAAGGATCAGGCAAAATGTTGAAGGTAACTGGTACCACAGTCTTATCCCCCTTAACGTAAGGTTGAGCAGACTCTGCACCATCTATTTGTGCAATCCAGAAAACATGAGCGCGAACTCGTGATTCTCCAGCAGCACAATCCTCCTTTTTATCTACGATAAGAGCAATCATGCGCTCAGGCAGACAGGTAGGAGCACCAAGACCTAACTTTCGTTCTACTGGATAACCAGATGGAACTCCAGTAACAGTCGTGATGGCTGATGAACCGACCCAAGCGATCTGGATGTTTTCAAGAGTTGTCTCGGCAAGTTCTGTTTGCACAGACATTGTCCAGTCAGTAACCTCTTTATCGAAAACACCAGCCACCTGATCCACAGAAATTTCATTCATTTCATATGAACGGCTCAGCGTAGCGCCACCTTCAGTTCCTCCGAAATCATTCCAACCAGTCTCTAGAGCATATGGCGATGTAGCAATATCTAAGATATCAGAGATATCAGTAGGTTCTGCCGTGCCATTATCTGCATATACTAGACGACCTGATCCCCCGAAAATATTATCGCGGGAGATTACTTTTTTTCCTGATTTGTAGTATGCCATAGGGAACGATGGAAAAACGGTTAAAAAATTCCCTACATAATTTCGAATTCAAAGCCAAGGCTTTCAAGCTGAGCTACTAACGACTTGTCCATATGGACTGGACGTGTGTCACCGGGTATTAGAATAATTTCTTTTAAAGAAATTTTATCTATAGCTTGTAGGTGATCTTTGCCCTTTGAATATCGTACTAAGACGATATTGGATGGGTAAGTTCTATTGCTGAGCGACTTGCTATCCGAAGCAGAGAGAACGACCTTTGGCTTAGCCTTAGCTTCGCTAGTATCATTACTCTGATGCTCAAGAGTAACTGCATCAGTTTTTACACCACGCTTTTTAGGTGATCTACTATACGCCTTTGTTTTTCGATAGTTCTTTCTTTTAGCCATATTGAGCTTCGAGAAGTTCGAATATAATGTAGAAGTTGGACTCGTACCAACCCGTGCCTTCATCGCCCCCGTCTGATAATTGCCCATCTAAACGAGATTCTAGGACATTTTCTTCTGTAGTTAGGTTAACGGGGGATAACAAACGGCGTATAACCATTCGTCTGAGATTGCTGAGATCTGTCGCATTCTTTGCTCTAACAGAGAAATAATAACGATAGCTCCCATAAACCCCACCAGCCCTACGAAAGAAAATGAACGGTACTTTTGGTTCCTTGCCAGATGGCATGGCTGTCCGAAAGTAAAAAATCCTTGTATCGACTATAGCTTTTAGTTCAGCATAATCAAGCAGGAAAGTTCTAATTGACTTGGCAATCTCTGGCATTCTTTCAAATTGCGCCATAATTATGAATGGGAATTAAGATATTTTGCAAAAACGACTCCTGCCCTAGCTTTAGCCAAATCTACTGTTAAATCAAGAGATCTAACCAATAGACTATATCGACTTTCTAGTAAAATTGAGTAAGGTACATTAGTTCCAACGTCAAGGTATTTATTGTTTTTACTGAATTCGAATATACCATCATTAGATTTCATATTACCGATAGAATTTCTGAATCTTCCTGTAACAACATGCCCTTCATCAGTAGTCAATCGCTTAGCTTTTTCTCTATATGCGATACCAACAGTCTTTAAAGTTTCGCGCATAGCACCCTTCAGCGCTGGTTTAAAGCGTGGATTCATCTGCATGATGGCAACGGTTTTTAAAAGCATTAGTTATTAAATTGTGGCAAATGGAACTTACAGTAAGCCTCTATGTGATGGACTCCTTTATTTGCTGCTATTTTAAATACTCTCGTAATCGTCATAGGATTACCTTCTTCATCTTCGAATATCGCATTGCCATCACTATCAGCCAATAACATGATCTTATCGCCTTGTCTTACTGATGCCGTTGGCAGTAATATTAATAGTAAATCATAATCCACAATATATTCCTTATTCTTTACACGCTCAGATTCATCATTAAATATGTGAAATTCAAAATGGCAATTCTCTATATGATCTTCAGTCGTAGGAACATATTGACCAAAACCATCCTGAGTACCATCAGCAGTGATATGGCGAACGGTTACTTTGTGCTTTAGCTCATCTGCTGGTATAGTATTTAGTCCTTCCATGTAGACATTATAGCCTACTTAACGTTGTGGACAAATCCCTTAGCATTCCTCCAGCAATCTGAATACAAACGGAAATTGCCAATGTTATTGTGATAGTCTCTTACATGCTGTTGTAGCTCTTTTTTCTCTTCTGGTGTTGGCAACATAAAACAAAATGCAGCACGATTACTGCCTTCTTCTCTTGCAAGACTATGCACATGATACGCTTTCATACTCAAATAAGCGACAACATTTATATCAGTCGTTACATATGGCTGCATAGATATGTCTTCTACTAGCACAGTAGGTAACTTTTTTCTTACGCTTTTTCCTGCTTCTGTCTTTGGCATCTTAATAAGGGTTAAATAAAACTCATCGAGAACGTTTGTTTGTATGGTCGTAAAACGTCTTTGTAATTATGGAGCATAGCCTGATCAAAAGCAACCCCAACTGTTTCTAGAGCCTTGGAGTTCACCCTCTGCCCATTACTTTCAGCCGCTGATTCAAAGTACATTTTCGTATATTTTCCTACGGTTACTGATCTTACAAATGCATCAGAAGTTGCCTCACCAGATACTAATTGACCAGAATGATGAACATATCGTCTCATCATATCTTCTTTACGAATATGCATCGCAACAGCATTACAAAGCATCGCCCTTATATCCTGAGGTACATTATCAGACTCAAAGAATCCTACACGAATCATCATGTGAAGCCTATCTGTGTCATATAGATTGGATATATCAGCCAAGCCTGGTAGATAAGCAGCAGAAGTTGTAGCCACCTCATATGGCTTCTCGATATTAGTTACTCTTCCTGTATCTGGATCAACTATATATGCCTCTAGCACCTCTAGAAGTGGCTTGTCATTAACATTTCTAAGCCTAGCTTTATTAGTACTATTTATTTGATCTATGGGGATAATTACTTTCTCATAATGATACCATAACCTCTCTTTCTGATAACGACCAACTAGATGGTCTAGTTGATCACTATAGGCATTGCAAAGCATTATGATGTTCGGATCATTAGCATCTATCCCAGATGGATTATTCATATATTGAATAACTTGCGCTGGCGTAATATATGGATCTTTAGATTTGAAATATTCCATCCTATCTGTTGAAGCAGTAGATGCATCTTCAGACACAGAATTTCTATATTTATATTCATACGTATCATCCTTCTCAGCAGTTATATCAAAGAATACCGTAAATACACCGTCTACATCTAGATCCTTTCTTTCCATTAGCTGCATTGAACCCCCAGATCTTTTCTTATAAAGCTCTACTTGATCATATGGACAAGGATATACTAATATCTCAGGCTGATGTTCATATGCCAATGCACCTACCGTTAGATCAGGTGATGCTATAGCTGATATCTCCGCTATTTCATTATTTTCTCTGTCACTATCATATCCAAGCACTGCAAACTCATCCACAGAGAAGCCGACCACGGACTCTAATTCTAGAGTTGTGGCTGCTTCTACTGCCCTCGTTGAGAGTAGCTGTCCAGTGCTTATCTTTCTAAAGTCGTATGTTGGTACTCTTATTATCTGCATAAGCACATTGTACAGCTATGATATAAAAATGACTACTTCTTTCAGGCTCCTACCTTGTCAATGCCTTGATAAGCACATTCTCCAAACATTCCTCGTTTCCTACGGAAGTATTTTAACTCTAAATCAAGTGACCTATATGGAGTTTCCTTTCGTAAACGCACACCGGGAATTTTCGTATAAGGTGTCGTGAAAGTATTAAGGTTTGTCCCTTTAAGCAAGAAGAAACATACGTCTGTAATTTTTGCCTTATGCTTCTCTTTAGCATCAATATGATACTCACGGATTTCTGCATCTGCTGCCACTACGAATCGCGCAGTTCTAAAATCATCCTTCTTCTGTTTCTGCTCTCTAAGGATTTTTTCTTCAATAGTCTCATCTAGATTTCCATCCTTATTTGTTCGACTTTCATCAATTATGCTATTGATAGATGAGGACTCTCCATCATGTGGCTGCACATTAGTAGAATCTATATCTGTATTAGATGCTTTACTGATAGTGGACTTAATATTAGAAATATCTTTTGATGTTTCTTCGGAGTCACTTGATGTTTCTTCGGAGTCATTGCCTAAAATGACATCAGAAGCTGCTTTTGCCCTACTATCTAGATCATCACTGTCCTTAAGAGCCACAAAAGATTGCTGGATTTCCATGGCTTTCTCTCTAAGCACAGGTGTCGATAATGATGGGTCGATAGTAGTATTAGATTTTTCAATAAAATCTAGCAACTCTTCTTTTGATGCCTTGGCGAGATCTACTTTTTGTACGGTGTCTTTTGACATATTAATAGGGGGAATTAATTGAGTGTAGAGCGGAGCGCTCACGAGAAGGGCGGCGGAAGCCGCCCCTCAGCGTCAATGTTCTGCTTAAGATGTTAGACCATCAGTCCAAACAACAGCCTCTGAGTTTTCCAAACCGAAACCTATACGGAGTGAGATAGTCCACTCTGTACGTCTGCGACGTGGGTTACGCTCAGACTCTCTGCGGATATCACGGTGATAACCTACAATAAAGTTCTGTCTGAATGTAAGGAAACAAAGGTTGTCATCAAGACGTGGGATTCCAACAACAGGAATACCAAACACCTTAATCAAACTAGAAGACTGCAACTGGCTATCTCCAAGCATTGTTTCACGCTGCGAGATAGTATTACGGTAGTTCTGCATTTGATTCATGGAAACCGCGAAGCGAAGATCGCTATAGCGAGTACCACGATATTTTGTTGGCATAGCCTTAATCATGTTATTGGCTACTGTTGTTCCAAAATTACCAGAGCTAGTAACATAGTTAGAACCTGGTGTTTGGAGCTGGATAAGGCGCAAGAAACCTTCTTGCTTGTTAAGATCTACATCTGCTGATGTCGAATCAGATTCGAGCGCAAAGTCCTCCAAATCGTTTCCAGCCTGTGCCGCAATCATCTCTGCGATGGTACGGTTAGTGCCGTCTCCTTCAATGGTATCTTCTGCGATACGGTCTGATTCATTCCAGATGATCATATACTCTTGTGTGCTGATCTCAATCTTGTCAGATGTGATCTGCACGAGCTTGTCATCACCTGGAGACACCTCTTCTTGAGCGTGATGTAGTACACGCTCGCCGAGGTTAAGGCGATCAATCTGCTCTACTGGCGCAGCCATTTGGACTATGCGTCCAAATTCTTGTACGAATCGAGATTCATCTACAACATTTGTGATGAATTCCTTACGTTGCTTTGGATTGAGCAGACCACCTCCTTGGAAGTCCTGAGTCCCAATTTTTTCTAGGACTTTTTTTGGTGAGTTTGCCATAAATTCTTAGTGGAAAAAGCGAAATAAAATATTAACACTAGGCTACTCGTTTACCCCAAGGGTCTTCTGAAAACGCTCCCTTTTTCGTTTTCTTCTCTTCGTCGTCTTCATTAACCTCTTGTTCGTCATGTTGAGCAGATCCGCCAGCTTTCTTTGCGAATTTGTTAACAGAATTAACAACAGCCTTATTAGATTTTTTGATCTCGGCAAGCGTGTCAGCATTGCCCTTACTGATAGTTTTTCCAAGAGTCTTAAGAGCATCAACGATAGCATTAGAATCTTCGGATTTCTCCGCTTCTTCTTTATCGTCTTCAGTCTCCTCTTCCTCTTCTTCATCATCAGTCTTTTCTTCTTCAGATTCCTCTTCTTCGGATTCCTCTTCTTCGGATTCCTCTTCTTCGGATTTTTCTTCCTCTTCGGAAGTTTTTTCCTCCTCAGTGCCTGTGTTATCATCTTCGGATGCCTCATCAGCAGTCTCTTCGGTCTCTTCTTCTTTAGAAGATTCCTCTTCTGCGTCATCATCACCCTCAGGTTTTTCGACTCCTTCTGCCTTAACGAACTTCGCGATGTCTGTAACAACATCCGCCACTAATTCCTTAGCAGCTTCAAGAATTTCGCCACGACTGAGAGTCTTTAACTCTTCGTTATCAATGTCGTCAGTGATTCCAGCAGCTTTATATGCTGCCTTAATCGCATCATCTGCAACTTTTTCTAACTGAGCTTTAGTAATTTTACTCATAGTGCGAGGGGCTAAAATGGATAATGGGTTGCGCTTCGCTAGCGCTTTCATCGAAGATAGGCGTGATTTAGTATCTAACACCTTCCCTATCCTAGTCAAGTCTGGCTGCAAAACTACACTTGGCACAAAGCCTTCTTTTTGAACAACCTCTCCATCTTTCGTGTCAAACTTCTTTAGATTTGCCGCTTTATAACTAGATATAAGTGAATCTGGATTTGCTGGTCTATCAACAAGTGAAATTTCTACCAATTTTATTTTGGTGATTTCATAACCACCAGCAAATACCTCATATTTATTACCATCTTTGTCTTCTACTTCTACCATTATAGGCTCCCACTCTTCGATAATTCCTCCTATAGAGAATCCCTTATAGACCTTCTCTTTTACCTTTTCCCATTCTGCTTTATCGACTACTTTGGCGGTGATATAAAATATTTTTTCTGTATCATCAATTTTAGTATCAGTGATGATACCTGCCGCAATGTTTGAATGCATTGCTCGGAGATTAGCGAACTCCATGTATTCAGGGAGTGCTTCTTTGATAGCCGTGATGCGCACAATATCGCCGTATGAATCTAGAGCCTCAGAAGAAGCAATTCCCTCAACGATTTGTTCATCCTCGGCTATCCTGAGAAACGGCGAATAATACGCAATTTTCTCACCTTTTTTGTCTACACTCTCAGCCTTTGAGAGTGTCTTTACTGTTTTTGACATATAAATAGCGGGAAGAATAAATAAAAATTATTAATTATTATTAATCGAAAAATTCTCTGCAAGCCATTTCTGTGCTTTTTCTGTAGAGAATTGGGACTTTGGGAATCTGATTGCTGAGACGTGGCATTCTGCTTTATTGGCTTTAATTATACCAACAATAGCCATTATTCCATCCGATCTGCTTATAGGAACTTGAGTCATTGTGTCCCCATGAAAATCAGATGATTTACGTAACGTAATGCGCAAAAACTTAGAATCTTCTACGACTTTTCTAAAACCATTTTTGCCAATCTTTGACAAATTTATATATTTTTTTTGGCTAGAATCATTACTCATATATTATATTGAACCATATATAATAACATAAGTCATCAAGTTGAACTTGCCGTAATAAACTTGACCATATTATATTTTCATATCGTCTTTCTGTAGAAAAAATATATCTACACGCGGCTCCTCATCATCATAAGACCAATATTTATAGCACTGCATAATAGATAATCTTTCATCATTCTCAAACAGCGCATCGCAAATAGCCTTTAATACATTATCTGTATCTGGCTTAACCGTACATAATTTCCCTGCGATAGCCTCTCTCTTTTTCTTGGAATATGATTTTGGTATACGAAAATGCGCAAATGCTATAACACCAAAAAACGAATTAGCATCTATCTTTTGCATCGGCTCTAGCCCAGCAGTCTCTCTGGCATTATCACACCAATCTCTATATTTCATTACTGCCTTTCTCTTATCCCAAACATCCCGCTGTGTCATTCTCGGCTTACCTATAGGGTCTCCGATTATTGAAAACGATGTTTTAATCTGTTGTACCACATGATTATTATACTTTATGTGCTATATAAATCTATGCTTCTTCTTCATCATCAGTCTTTTCTTCTTCAGATTCCTCTTCTTCATTGTCCTTTTCGAATTCAGAAATATACTCAGAAATCTCTTCATGCCTATCCATTACTTGCTTTGGTGTTTTGCCCAAAGTATGTATAAGAGCATCCGCACCTATTACGGCATCTACTGCGTATCTCTCTTCTCCATACACTTCTCCAACATTAAAATATGACCACTGTGAAGCTTTTAACATACCGATATACATTTGCAATGCCATGTGTTCTCTAACATTCATATTTTTATGTGGCATCATTCTGATATCAGGAGCATTAGCTGCTTTTTTTAATTTATCACCTATGCTTTCAGATTTTCCGCCTAGTCCTGGGAATCCTTCTTTTTTCATAATCGAGAGTAGTTATATAAATAATTTCGGAGGCTCCCCTCTCAGAGAGCCTCCATCCATTTTACTAAGCCTGTTCATCTGCCATTCTATCCTCATTATTATTAGGATCTTCTTCGTCATTTTCGGCAGATTCGAAGCCTTCAATTCCTAGCTTACTGAGCAAATTGCCCATTACAGTTGAATTCTGAGCCAGCCCCTCAATGAACTTAGCCATCTTACCACTATTACCGTCTCCAGAAATTATACGGATATCCGCATCGCTAAGCGCCTTCGCATTAGCTATACCAACGTCTTTCTGTGCTTCAATAGCTAGAGCACCCAACTCAACCTTAAGAGCCTCTTGGAGTTTCTTCTTAGCTTCAGCCTCTTTCTCAAGGGCAACAGCATGAGCTTCACCTTTCTTTTGTATGACACTAGCCTCGGCAAAACCTTCTCTCTCTGTTTTATCTGCATTACCTTCTCCTTCTCTTATCTGTTTTGCCTTATAACCATCAGCCTCAATTTCCATTGTTCTTTGCTGTGCTTCTGATTCGATGATCTCGAATTCTTTCTTTGCGTTAGCTTCAACGACGATCACCTCTTTCTGGTACTCGGCAGTACCAACTTTTTCTGTACGATTAACTGCAACTTCTTTTTCAGTTGTTACCTTCGCTTGCTCTTTAATTTCTTGTAAAGCATGCTCTTTTGCGATACCGACTTGCTTTGTTCTGTCCGCATCACGAGTCTCAACGCTCTCTTTGGCAATAACGTCCTCAAGATCAGCCTCCCTTTTACTTTGAATCTCTGATAGACGTGAATCTCTATCATTTTCTGCAACAGCGATACGCCTTTCTTTCTCAATGGCAGAAGATTTTACCTGCTTTATATCATCAATAACACTGAACTCATCGCCCTCCATATCACGGATATCTGTGAACTCTATAGAATTCAATTTTACACCCCAGTCTTTGCACTGAGCGCCAACCTCTTTTACAAAAATCTCTCTGAGTTCTGATCGGCTTTCCATGATTTCTTTAATTGTCTTTCCAGCCATTGTCTTACGGACAATACCCTGAAGCATTTCTTGCAATTGTCTCTCAAGCTCATCCATATCCTTAATACGCTTTGCAGCTACTATTGGATTTGAAATAACAAACCATGACTTGAAATCTACTACGAAAGGAACCTTGTCCTTATCGTATGCTGGGTATGTGTCGAGATTGACCTGAAAAACATTCAATGTTAATTTCTTTACAATAACACCGAGTTTTGGCAACCAATATGGGAACTCATAATACACATTACCATATGATTGTAATTCTTTTGTTCCATCATCTTGGCTGTCTATATCTACTATTTTAGAGTCTCCATATGGCTTAGACTTTTTAGCAGTATTAACAATATGCACCTCGTCTTGCGGTACTATTGATCGCCACATCATTGCGGCAATAAATATTATAGCTACGATAGCTATTAGTCCTATAAATATATAAAACATATATGATTTGGGGAAAATTAATCGAAAGTTCCTGAACAGTATCATATATGAAGTAGAAAAGCAATACTTTTCTACGAATCTATTGCGCTCGTCATAATGTCCTCAAGTTTCTTCTCTTTAGTCGATAGGTATTCTTGTATAACCCTACCTACTATTAGAGTTGCTACCATTATTGCTGCTAGCATGCCTATCCATAATATGAATGCTATATTCGTGAAGAATAAAACAATGCCTAATATGGAGTATAAAATTTTCTTGAACATAAATATGTTGGAAAGAAATATAATGAAGAATATTTATTTGTTCTTCTATAAAGTATAGCAGATCAGCGTGTAAAAGTCAAGCGTTTAATGCTTGCTCCAATTGCTGCTTTAAAGATATATCATCTTTCAATAAATCTTTTATATATTTTTGAACATCTTTTGGAAAATCTGGATGATAAAAATTATTACTAAAAACCTCATGCTTCTTTACCAAATTGATTGTTGCCACGACTAATTGTGAAGAACTGCCCAAATCATACATGCCGACCATGCCATCTGAAATTATAGGTATAGCCATTTTCGTTTTTATAGGTTTATCTTTGCTAGCAATAACTATAGTAAAAGTTATTTTTTCTGGATCTGTCGCATCCCATGCAATCCTACCACGATACCTATCGTGCTTTAATGCTACTGAATGCACTGGCTTAATTAGCCTCCTTTTCATATGGGCTATTATGCCCCGAACGGATTCTGCGGTACAGGAGGAGAACTTGGCATAGTGGCTTGCTCTGCTGGAGCCTCTGGAGCCACTGGAGCTGGTGGGTAGGGTGGCTGGGCTACTGTCTCTACTTGAGCTGCTGGAGGAGCTACTGGAGCTGCTGGAGGTGTAGGAGCTGGTTGGACTGGAGCTGGAGCACTTGGAGGAGCACTATAATTACTCTGCTGATTATCTGCTGGCTGATAAATTGGATTCTTGTAATCAAATTGTGGAGCATCAGTTGGGTTATATACTTGATTATATGCTTGCAAAGTCCATGTATGCTGTTGTTGTGACATATACAATGAATACCTTGGCACCTTAGGATTGTTAGGATCAAAACTACTATTCTCAGAAGCCATCAGCGATATCGGCTGACCACTCATAAGCATATTTGCTAGAGCCTTAGCGGTCTCTGGTGAGTGCGTACAATCTAGACGCACAGACAGAAATGTGTTGCCTTGGTTACTAATCTTCTGCCATGCTGCGCCTAAATCATTTGATTTTTTCTGGTAAGCCATAATATTAAGGGGAATTTGGATCTAAAAGTTGGTCAAGAGCCTCCGATACGTCTTTGGCTTCTGGGTTAACCGCTAATATTTGTTCTGCAATAAAATTCTTTGCAGCCTCTTCTCTAAAGTTTAATTTTTTACATAGGAACATAAACATAAATATTAATGTTTCTGAAGTCTCGCTTATATTCTTATCCGACTTCCTGAGACCCATAACTGTTTTTATCTTAGCTTCTTCACCATCATTAAATCTGCCCTTGTAATATACGAGTGCAACTACATCATCAAAATGCTTATCCATGAATGCACTATCAACGGCATTTAGGATATCATTTATAGTTTTATCAATATCTCTTTCCGTCTTGCCTATGGTCTTTACATCCTTCTTAGGAACTTTTTTTTTCTTTGATGGCATGATTATAAAGGGAAATTTGGTCAGAAATAAGATCTGGCACTGGTTCTGCTGAGATATTATCCTTAATGGAATCCCATGTTACATTTGTTGCATGAACATCCATCCAAGAATAACCTCCTCCTATACTCTTAAAAGTATTATAAGGGACTTGGAGAGTGATATTCCGCTTATCTATTAATATATTTACTGGATCTATAAAATACAATCGCCACTTCTCTTGGAATAATAGTATTCCCTCTTGCATATCATACAATACGAGTACCGTATCATTCGGCAAGTTCATCACATCGCTTGTATCATATGTGATACAACGCTCTTCTCTAGAATTTCTGTCCAATAAATCGGGATTACGTATTGCCCTAAAGTACATTTTGCCATCTGCATCTTTGAGGAATAATTTTATCCCCCTATCGCTGTAATAATAATTTGATCTCATGAATCGAATGGGTAATTAATTTAAGAGAATGATCTTCTATCTTGCTCCTCTATTATCGCATCTAACACTGCATTTGGCAATTCATTTACAATCTTAGATACAAATTCCTCACTATCATATCTTTTTCTAGCTAATTCATCACCTTTATCATCTAAGAATACTATAGATATATCCCCTTTATCTCTAGAGAAGAAAAATTTTAAATCTGCTATTCCAGATAATTGAGCCACGCCATCTGCATTCTCATTGCTATCCAATACAGACATATAATTATCTAAAAGCCCACATATCTTTATGTCTCTATTCCTTATCTGGCACTTGAACCCAGTCAGTGTTTCCAATTGGATGAGATTATCATTTGGATTTTCTAATGCATTTTGCATTTTTTCTGGATCTGTAGAGACTTTAAATTCTCCCAAATCAGTACGGATATAATACGTCTTGCTATTGCTCATCGTCTATCTTGTTTACTGTGATAAAAATATTTGGAACTATCTCTATACCACAATCTTCTACATCTGGCATCTGCCTATCATTACGTAGATCAAGGATATATTTATTGAGACCTTTCTTATCTAATTTTGGTTCCATCTTAAATACATCATCATACTTTTTATTCTTCTTGAGCCATTTCTCCATCTTTTCATCATCCATTACCGTTACATTCTCCTTCTCAGATGTATGCATTCTATATCCACCAGCGCTTATTGACTTCTCATCATTTTCTTTCATATCCTCTAATAGAGTCGCTTTAACAGTATCTGATTCGCTCTTTGCTATTTCAGCCTCCTGCTTGGCTATGGTATATTTTTTGAATGCATCTGTCCGCTCTAGAAATTCTAAAAGCGCTATTTCTGCTTCCTTGGAAGCCTCCGCTTTTTCGAGTGCTGCACTAAGATCTTCTGCTATTGATTGTGTAGTCATATTTTTAGGTTAGCAGATGGTGGCTAAGAATTCAAGCTTTTTTTTCTACGATAATTATATTGCAATGGCGTAAGCCCATCATGCGTTTCCATGAACTTTTCCTTGTCTCTTTTGTATTTTTCCTTATAGGCATTCGTCTTTTTCTTTTTATCCTTTATATCTATATTGGAATAATCTATGGCTGGCATCCCAGCGGCTGCTCTTCTTTCTAACGCGATATGAATAAACATATTTTCTAATTCTATATCAAAATTATGCAGATTATTATGACACATTTTGCAAAGTGACGCGAGATTCCAAGGCTCATCCCTATCCTCACCAAAATATCTAGATCTAAATATACAATGATGCAAATGTACATTCTGAATCCACACTCCATAAACTGTGCTCCATCTCTTATTTTTCCATACCTTTTTCCCATTGTTTAAAACTTTAACCTCATTGGCAACTTTGCATTTTGGATTAACACAAAGATAATTATCTCTTTTCCTACATTCTTCTCTGACCTCTGATCTAATTATGTCATACATAAATGCCTATAGCTTATTCTTAAGGACAGAATCATTCCAGCCCCTACGATATGCATTCTTTTCAGCGACCCTTATCATTCCAACTATGGAACCCATTGTCTTATTAAAAGTACTATCACTATAATCTAGTATTAACTTTTTCAATAATTTGGTAATAAATTTCATTATCTTACGATTTTCCCAAGGCGGATCATAGATCCTTTTATTAGATGGTACACCAGCCATCTCATCGAGATATAGCACCTTAGTATTCCCATGATGACCATGTATTGCTATTATCTCATCTATAGACTGGAATACAGATATGCTTCCCCTAAAGGTGAACCCAGCTTCCCTTGCCTCCCTTTTTTTGGAATTGTACGTCTTTGGGTACCATCGCAACGCCACCTGTCCATTGGCAAATTCTATACCTTCTGCGACTGTCCCCTCGCCACTGACTCCACTTAAGTCCTTATAGCGGTACAGAACGAACTGACGACCAACAGTCCTATTAAGTGTTGCCAATTCATGTACGCAATCTTGGTTCATTTGATATTGAGTACTGCTTTTATAAATGGCTCATGCCTATCTACTATTGCTTGCCGACCAATCTCATTGCTATTCCATAATGTTACGATAGCATTAGGAGTTTTACCCTCATCTATTTTTGGACTTATGAAGTTGCTAAAATAATAGAATTGAGATGTCCAACTAAAAGAGAATTCTGGGAATTCCTTTTCTACCTGCTGCGTTGGTGTCATACCATTCCTTGAATAACAATAGCGCTTTACACCATAACCTATGCCTAGATAATACATATTAAGACCCCTATTGCAGATATGTTCTTGCGAGAGACCAAACGCAAAACCATAGTCGCCCCTAATGCGTGGATCTAACGCATTGTTCTCTGCATAAAGCATCGCAAGCATGCGCACCGTGTATGGCTCGAACTTCTTTCCTTCCCACATACACGCCATTTCATTTAAGCGCTGAACCTTATATATATCATAGTATGCTGGATAGTCCTGCTTGATCCTATCTAGGAACTCTGGTGTCATATGTTTGAATTCTCTACCCACACAGAATTTTTCTGTACCAGGCTGTGGTGTCGTAGCATTGTTCTCTTCACGTCTTTCTCGACGTTGAGCAACCAGTTCCTCAAGTGAGGGAGAACTTTCAACTGATTGCTCTACTGAAAATCCTGATTATCCGCCTGTGGGGGCGCTGATGAATGAGAATTATTAGCTTCTAGTTTTTCGATATCACAAGTCTCTTCGCTGCCCTGTTGCAATTTGTCGATACAAATATCGGCACGTAAATTTATCTCACGAATGAGTGCAAGCTGACTATCAATTTTTGCAAGCTCTAACTCTTTTCTCATCTTTACCGTATTTAGAGAGCGGAGTGTAACGCTATTTGCCTTTTTAAGATCATATAACTCATCCATGGTCTTTTGAGCCTCTGGTGTGAACATCGCCTGAACCTGTAGAGCTAGTAACATTACACTGATTGTCATACCTACTGATGTAGCTATTAAAGCTATTCTTCCAGACCATTTCTTAAACTTACGAGATGGGTGAAACATAAAAGATTGGGGAAAATAAAATATTAATTTGTGTTTTGATTGATTGTATCCATTAGCATTTGTACGTCCTGTTCCTCTCTGAAATTAAGAGTTATTTTTGATTTGCCCTTATCTATCTTTATGGAGCGAACCGCATCATATTCATTATCTAAAAATATCTCTCTAAATATATATTGTGCATAGGGCTTCGTGCGAGACCACTCATCTAAATATTTAATGAATATTTTTGGTGAGACATCAAAAGGATCACGACCAAGTAGATGTGTTTGTATCAGCTTATCGAATTCAAGCATTAATTTTTCTGTACCCTTAGAAACAATATATGATTTTCTGAACCATTTGCCAGTATAGAATGGCAATGTGACTGTAGCGTTCTTTACATCAAAAGTTATATTGCTAGCCAAGTGATTGATTTTGGTGAGCATCTGGAAAAGACACAACTTGTTTTTTTGCCTTAGATAATTCTTATCTACGTAATCAATCACCCACTGTGCATCAAATACTAATGGCTTATCATGTACTGTCGTCTCAGTATCTTGATCTGTTAGTGCATCTACCATCCTAGATAAAACAAACTCTGGATCTATATCAAGATTAGGTGCCTTCTCATATATGATTGATAATACAAGGTTATTGGTGAGCTTACTCTGCAAAGCCAGAATAGAATCATCATAATTATCTAGATGAATCCTAAATGGATTCTCCCACTCTGCGCATTCATCAATCTCCATCCCAGCCGCATACTTTATCATACTATCACGTATAATAGACCTATGCGAGAGCATATCTGTCCACATCTTATTTAGATCCTTTGTAGATAATTTAACTTTAGACATGCAACCAGTATAGCATACATTTACAGAAAAATCAATACTATTTTAGCATCCATTAGCCATTACGACTTTTTCTGAGATCACTCATCGCCCCAGCTCTTATCCATACCTTAACAAGCGTGTCCTGATTTTCCTCTTCGTTTAACCATTTAAGAAGTACTTGTTTTCTAAAAACATAATATTTCTTTTTCCTATTGCCACTAGATGCCCTACAACTTTCTTCGATTGGGACATTGCCATCCTTATAAACCCAAGCAAGCGATACTCCAAGAATCTTATGAACGGCTTTTGGCTTTATTATATCTGCACAATTTTTGATACCAGAGATAGCGTCTTGAATCTTCGACATATATGCTATAAAATACTAGAGTTTTCTACAAAAGCAATAGCATAACATAAAACGTCACTTGACAATGATCGCTGACAATAGACATTATCTGGCTCGTCCACCACCTTCTGGC